TTTAAGCACATACTGAAGTATGTGAATGACCAGAACCCTGATGCCCCTGACGAAATGACTCGTCTGTTATTTATACCAATTCGACAGAATCTCAAAAGGGATTTAAAAAAATGGGAATCAATCAGACAGAGAAATTCATTGAACGGACAAAAGGGAGGGAGACCAAAGAAAACCCAAAAAACCCAGTGGGTTTCTGACAAACCCAAAAAAGCCGTAAATGTTAATGTTAATGTTAATGATATAAAAGAGGATTCTTTTTTTCTTAAAATGAAAGACAAATATGGACAGTGAGAAATATGTATTGAGTTGTTTATTAGCAGACCCATCGACTCAAAGGTTTATACCCAGATTATCTGAGCAATGTTTTGCTCCTAAACTTCAACCGATTTTTTCGAGAATTAAAGAATTATATATCGACAGCCTTCCGATTGACTTAGTTACAGTTGCAAATGGAGAGGGCATTGATAAAATTCAAACGGCAAAGATTCAAGGGCAGTATTATACAAGCATACATTTTGAACCACACTGCGACTTAATCAGGGCAATAGCAACAAAGAAACAAATTAAATTGGACATCATTAAGATTCTGGAGAAGGACACTCAACTTAAGACTCAGGTGACCAACATTCAGGAGGTTCTAAATAATGCAGGAGGCATTGAAGAGAAAGCCCCTGAGCCATTGGTAAAGGTCACAGGTCAACTACTTGAGGATATGCTTGAGAAAGTCAAAAGAGGAGAGGCTCTAACGGGTAAGCCTTCAGGATGGGCTTTCATTGATGCCTATTTAGGAGGATGGAATAAGGGTGATCTTGTAATTGTAGCAGGTAGACCAGCAATGGGAAAGACTGCTTTTGCATTGGGAACAGGTTTAAAATTTGCAGAGATGGGAAACTCTGTTCTCTTTCTATCTTTAGAGATGAGTAATGAGCAACTTGCTGGAAGATATCTTCAGTATCAAGAGAAGGCAACAAATATCCGCAGGGCTGATTTCAGTGAGGCTCAGTTAAATGAAATGATTGATTGGTCAGTTAGACGTACAGAGGACTTCTGGATTGATGACAGTGCAAATCTTACTATCTCAGACATCAGATACAAGGCACAACTTCACAGGCAGAAATATGGCCTTGATATGTTGGTGGTTGATTACATTGGTTTAATTAAGAGTAAGAACAGCCAAAGGAATCGAGAGCAGGAGGTCAGTCAAATATCACAGCAGTTGAAACTAATTGCTAAGGACTTAGGCATCACGGTGATTGCTTTGTCTCAGTTAAACAGACAGGCAGAACATAGAGCAGATAAGAAGCCAATGCTGTCAGACTTAAGAGAGTCAGGTTCTATTGAGCAGGATGCTGATTGTGTAATGTTTCCATTTAGACCTGCATACTACGAGGAGGAGAAGCCAGAGATTGAGGATGCTTTGATAATTATTTCTAAAAATAGACACGGTGGAACTGGAGAGTTCAACGTAAGATTTAACCCAACACAAACAAAATATATATGAACTTTGAATACGAATACATAAAACTTAAATCATTGAGAACACGAGAACGCCAGAGATTTCAAATGAGAATAAACGAACTGAAGGAGCAGATAGCAGATTTAAGGGAGCAACTGATTGACCCTTTTGAACCTCCTAAATTTGATATGCAGATGAATGATCTCCTGACTATTGTGAGCAAGACAACTAATATCACTAAACGTGAAATACTTGGGAATAGTAGAAAGAGAGAAATCATTCAAGCCAGAGGGCTTTTCTGTTATATGGCTGTGAGAAACATAAACAAGATGACCACCACTACAGGTCGCTTTTTAAACAGAGACCATTCCACTATCATCAATGCAGTCAAGAACTATGATGGCTATATTGAGATGAATGTCAAACCAGAATCCAAATACTATGAAACAGCAGTTGCACACCTTGAGGATGAGATTAGGAAAAATAGAAGACTGGCTCATCGCTGAAGAGGCTCAGATAATCAGACACGCTAAGAAGATGATGAAGCAAGGATATGAGGTTGTGTCTATATGTACAGAGAGTGAAGTTATAATAAAATGCAAATCATAAATTTCAGTGGAGGTAGAACATCTGCATATATGACAAAGCGGTTAATTGATGAGGGAGGAAACTATCTGGTGACATTTCAAAATACAGGTAAAGAACTACCGCAGACACTGGACTTTGTAAACGAATGTCAAAAGCGTTGGGGGTTAGATATTGTTTGGCTTGAATATAGACAACCAGCATCGTTTGAAGTAGTCACTTATGAAACTGCCTCACGAAATGGAGAACCATTTGACCAACTACTGAAGCAAAGACCTGCATCAATACCAAACCAACAGTTTCGATTCTGTACACTTGAGATGAAAATTAACACACTTAACAGATACCTCAAAAGCATAGGAGTTCAAGAATATACCTCATTTAATGGTATTCGATATGACGAGCCGAGAAGATGGCAGAAAATAAAAGGAACTGACCTTGACGTTGAGTTGCCTCTGGTTAAATGGAAAACCACAAAGCAGGATGTTCTGGATTGGTGGAAGCAGCAAGACTTTGACCTACAAGTGAATGAGCCTTATGGAAATTGTGACTGCTGTTTTTTAAAAGGAAAGGGTAAACTTGCAACGATAGCAAAGGAGAAGCCTGAACTCTTTGACTGGTGGATAGGTAAAGAATCGGACGGAAGACAATGGAAAAAAGAAATAACCTATCAGCAACTACGAGATAAAGCACAGGCTCAACTTGGACTATGGGATAATGACCCATCCTTTGAATGCTTTTGTAATACAGACTAAGTGCAAATCAAGTGGAAAACCTTTAGAGTAAAATGTTCAAATTTGAGTCATCGATAAGGAGGAAATCATATCGACGTTGTCCTGCGAAGATTGGGTAAGTGATTTGTGCCAAAAGATAGGGAAGGGTTTTTCTGATGATTTATATCAGGAACTCTTCCTCATTCTTTTAGAGAAGGACAGTGAGTGGATAGAGGAGAAGTACAACAGCGGATACTGGGAGGGGATAGTTATCAGGATAGTCATCAATCAATTCTATGGTAAACGAACACGATTTGACAAATACTTTCACCAGCCTATTGGTACTATCGATATACATAAGTATGATATTGCTGATGAGGAAGCGGTCATCGTTCAGGAGTATCTGTGGGATAGCATTGAGCAAGTCACTGAAGACCTTGATTGGTATGCTAAAAAGATATGGCAGTTGTATTGTCAGGGTGATGAGGATAAAGAAATCAAAGCAAGGTCAGCCAGAAGTATCTCCAGAGTCACAGGCATAAGTAGACAGGAAGTTTTAAAAGTTATTAATTCAATCAAACAACAATCAAATGAATATCTTATTGACAATTATCGGCATCTCTTGGGCGAGTAATATCTTCGTCTCAAGAATTGGTCACAAGTATGCAAAGCCATTCTCTTGTGAGTTATGTATGGCATTCTGGATTAGCCTTCTCTATTTCCATAGTATCGAGGGTGTGTTTTATGCTTTCGTGAGTAGTATGATAGCAGTCATAACCAATAGATACATATGACAGAAGCAGATAAAATATTTATAGAGTCAACCATCAAGGAGGTGTTTGACAAATACCAACACACAAAGATGCTCAGGATTAATCCTTCTGATAATATCAAACTCAAGGATATATATTTCAGGGAGTATGGACGCAACCTAACAGGATGCAGTGTCTGTGTAGTAGAGGCAATCCAGAACTTAATCAACAAAGCAAATGGGCATTGAGGAAACACACTAAGATATATCTAAAGGAAATGAACTACTATCCCACTGATTGGATACCTTGTGAAGTATGTGAGCAGACAGCGGTTGACATTCATCACATTGAGGCACGAGGTATGGGTGGAGGAAACAAGGACACCATTGAAAACCTGATGGCACTATGTAGAAAGTGTCACGTTGACTACGGAGATAGGAAACAATACAAGGGACTATTGATGGCAGTACACGATCAAAGGATGAAACGTAGAAAATGAAAGAGGCTGAACTATATAAATTTCTGCAAAGTAAAATACCTGATGTACAGATGATGAAATATAAGTATTCTTATTTTGATTGTATATCACATAGCAAAAAATACCTTATTGAACTGAAATGTAGAAAAACTCACTATGATAAACTACTAATTGAGAGGAGTAAATATGATAAAATGATTGAGACATCAAATCAATTAAATTATAAACCAGCATATGTAAACAGCACACCTAATGGAATATTTTGGTTTTGGTTAAGTGCAGAACCTCAATGGGAAAAAAGACAGATGCCAGAGTCAACAGATTTTAACAGAAACGATGTAATCGA